AATTTGGCTCTAATGTTTTTGCAACAAATTATGTAAATCCCATTCAACAGTTTGACTTGGATAATTCTTCCTTGTTTGCCAATATTACAACAACAACAGGAACAGCACCACAAGCTAAATACATGGCAACGGTTAAAGACTTTATCATGACAGGCTTTACGAAGGAGTTTCAAACAGCAAAGACTTTTGATTCGAATGCCATTGCAGCTAATGCAATAACCATTACCGCACACGGATGGCTCACAGGCTATACAGTTGTCTATGACAATAATGGTAATACAAGTTTAACGAATTTGACTGACGGCTCTGTCTACTATGTGATTAAGATAGATGCCGATACAATAAAATTAGCAACCTCCCGAGCTAACGCTATTGCAGGAACAGTAATTACACTCTCGGCAACGGGTGGTAGTGAAACACACAAACTACAACAATATACCGTTAATAAACAACGAGTACGTTGGAGTGGCTTGAATGATACAGCTACCTGGGAAGATGGAGGACAATCTTCTCAATCCGATTTTCAAGATTTAGTTTCAGCAGTAGGTCCGATTACAGGATTGATCGGAGGAGAATACCTAACCATCATCACAGAACGAAGTATCATTCGTGGTACTTATGTAGGTACTCCTCTGGTCTTTCAGTTTGACAAGGCGGCTGACAATCTGGGAAGTTTCGCACCTCGTAGTATAACAGCTTGGGGACGATTGGTTTTCTTTTTATCAGATGACGGTTTTTATATGTTTGATGGTATCAATGTGAAGCCTATCGGAGCAAACAAAGTTAATAAGTATTTCTTCAATGACTTGATTGGAGCAAAACTCGATGGAATTTGTGCAGCGATTGATCCTAAGAACACCACAGTTATGTGGAGCTATGCAGGAGAAGGATTTGATGGTTCCACTAACAACAAGCTAATGATTTACAATTACAGCTTAGATCGTTGGTCAACTGGAGAGATTGACTTTGAGTTTATGAATACATCTGCTCAGGAAGCCTTTTCCTTGGATGCCCTTGATGAAATTTCAACGGATTTGGATTCACTTCCTTATTCCCTGGATTCATGGGCATGGCTAGATGGAGACATAGGTATAGGTGGTTTCAATGGCTCTCACAAGTTTGGAAAACTGGCTGGAACAAACTCTACAGCTACGATTGACACTACAGAATTTGAAGGAGTACAAGGAAGACGATCAACTATTACTTCTGCAACTCCTATCATAGATGGTGGCACAACAACAGTAACACCAATTACAAGAAACAGTCAGGCTGATACTCAAACAGTAGGATCTGCTGTCAGTATGACAGATACAGGAACTACTCCTATTCGATCTACAAGTAGATTTCATAGATTACGTTGTACATCCACAGGATCATTTACAACACTTAAAGGTGTAGATATATCCGCTAGACCAGAAGGATTACGATAATGTCAAAAGATGATAAATGGATTCAAAAAGCCAATATTAAAAAAGGTGCTTTACGTAATATAGCTGAACAAATGGGATTAATTGAAGGAAAAGAAAAATTATCAAATAAAGATTTACAGATATTGGCTAACAAGGCAAAAAAAACAAAAAACAAATTACTGGCAAAAAGAGTGAACTTAGCTAAAACATTCAAGAAAATGAGGAAGGGATAATGGCAACAACAATTACAGCAGCAACATTAAAAATAACAATTAAGGAAGAGATTATTTTAAACAATACAGATCATGGAAACGAAAATGCTGTTTCTATATCAAGTATCAATGAAATATCTCACCGTATTGTAACGTTGCCAAGTGATAATTCGACAATCGCTTTGATGGATTTCAGTACCGTAGCAGGTGCAGGACAATTCATCACAGGAGATGTTAAGTATATTCGTATCACCAACAAAGATGATACGTATGGAGCATATATCAATCTGACTGGTGCAGCTGAAAATGCATGGATTGTCGTAGATGCAGGAAAATCTTTGATTATAAGTGGAGCTTCTTCCATGTTGGATGCAGTAGCAAGTGGAACGGTATCCGCTCCAAGTGTGGCTGATCTTACATCAGTCAAGGGACGATCCGTTACTTCGGCTCAAACAGTTGATTTGGATATTTATGTAGCGTCTGAGTAATGGCTGTTAATCAATATCCATTAGCTCCGTTATACTTACCAGACAATGACGAGCATTTACGTATTGTAAGTGTTTATCTGAATAATACCATTTCTGGAAAACTGAACTCCACAGGAACGGTAACTTTAACAGCGAGTTCAACGACAAGCACTTTAAGTGATGCGAGAATAGGAGTAAATAGTGTTATCTTTTTCATGCCCACGACAGCCAATGCGGCGACTGCTAAAGCGAATTTATACGTGTCAGCACGTGGAGATGGAACAGCAACATTAACTCATGCCTCAAGTGCAAACTCAGATCAAGACTTCTCCTATATCATCATCGGATAGTGAAATATCCTTTGTTCCGATAGAGCATATTGGACCCTTATGGAAACAAGTGGAGAAGCATTTGGAAAGGCCATTAGAGATTGATGGGAATGCCTATACATCTAAAGATGTTCTTGACAGTCTGTTAAATAAACGCATGCAACTGTGGATCAGTTGGAATAAAAAAAAAGAAAACATAGAGGCAGCTATTGTTACAGAAATAGTTGATTATCCTCAAAAACGAGCTTGTCGCTATTTTCTTGCAGGAGGAAGTAACATGAAAAGCTGGTTAAAAAAAATGAAAGATGAAATTGAAAAATGGGCAAAAATGAATAATTGTAACAGAGTGGAATTGGTAGGACGTAAAGGTTGGACCAAATTGCTCAAGGATTACAAGCCAAAACATATAGTATTAGTTAAGGAAAATTTATGAGTAAAGGTGCAGGAGAAGCTAGATCAGTTCAAAATGTAGAGCCGTGGGCGACACAACAACCTTACTTGACGAAGGGTTTTGAACGAGCAGAAGGATTATACGGACAACCAGGACCAAGTTATTATCCAGGTCAAACGTATGTGGGTTTTTCCCCACAGACACAAACTGCTTTAACAGCGACAGAACAACGAGCAACCGCTGGATCTCCGCTTCTTCAACAATCACAAGCTGAATTACTTAAACAAGCACAAGGACAATATTTATCACCGACAACAAATCCCTATTTACAGGGACTTTACAATCAGATGGCAGGTGATGTTACTGCTGGTGTACAGTCAGAATTTTCTAAGGCAGGACGATATGGAAGTGGTGCAAATCAGGCTGTATTAGCCAAGCAACTTGGAAATTTAGCTAATCAAGTCTATGCTCCAGCATATCAGCAAGAACGAGCAAACATGCAAAATGTTCTGTTTCAAGCTCCTCAGTTGGCACAAGCAGACTATGGAGACATTCAACAGCTACGTAGAGTGGGTGCTGAACGTGAGGCTTTACAACAGCAGGCTCTTGGTGATGCGATGGCACGATACCAATATCAGCAACAGCTTCCTTATGAAAAACTCAGAGCATATCAGGGAGCAACTGGTGGATCGTATGGACAAACAGCAACAACAACACAACCACTTCAACGTAACATAGCATCTGGTATTCTTGGAGGAGCACTTGGTGGAGCATCTATTGGAAGTATGATGACACCTGAAGGACAAGCTTCGAGTTACTTGTATCCATTGTTAGGTGGTTTATTAGGAGCATTTTAATGGCTACTGTTTTAGATGCGTTAAAGGCGACATTCACTCCTCAGGGAACTGCAGGACGTACAAGTTTATTAGATACATTGATTTCAAGTCAATTATCAAACAGACAAAACACAATGCTACGTCAACGAGGAATGATGGGTTTGGCACAGGGATTATTAGCCGCTTCGGCTCCATCTCCGCAACCAGTCAGTATGGGACAAGCTCTTTCAACTGGTATCACAGGAATGGAACAAGGACGTCAATCAGCCTTGAATGAGATGCTCATAGGCTCTCAAATCACTAAGAACTTGACAGAGGATGGGGATGATTTAACTGATCTTACAGAAAGAAAAGATGCTGTACGAAAATATGCTGATAAAATGGGTTATGAATTAGATGAAGATTCAGTTACTATTGTAGCAGATACTTTAGGAAAAGGAAAAACTTTAGAATTACATGAGCCATCTGGTACCTTAGTGGATACCATGAATGAACAAATTAAAAGACTTGGTAAAAAGAAAACTAGAGATACAACAATAGAAACAGAAGAAGAAGTAACAGAAGAAATTCCATCAGGAACAGGTGAATTAATAGAATTTAAAATAAATAAAGAAGTTGAAGATTTAGGTACAGATTGGATAAAATCTGGTGTAGATCAAATTTTAGGTTCTTTAGAAGAAATTGATAACGTTGTTCCTCCAACTGGAGATATACCAGGTGTTGGTTATTATGAAGGTACTTTTTATGATTGGATGGTTGGAAAAGATGGAAGAAAAGTACGTCAGCAATTACAACGTCTATTCAATATTGAATTAGCGAAACGATCTGGTGCAGCAGTTACACAAAATGAATTAGATAGACTAGAGGAAGAATTTGCAAAAGGTGGTTTTAAAACAGAAGAAGAATTAAGAGAAGGTGTACAAAAATACAAAAATATTCTTAAAAAATACGTAAATAGTATTTTGGGAACTTATACACCTGAAGCTAAAGACAGATACTTACAACAAAGTCAAATTGATCTGAGTATCTTAGATGTAGTAGAAGAACCAGATATAAGCGATTTATTAGGTTAATATGACACAATTTACACCAGAAAACATTGAAACAATATTACGTAAAGAACGTTTTGGTTTATTTACAGATAAACAACAAGAAAAAATTAATAGATTACGTGAAAAAGGATATATCAAGGAGAAACTTTCTCCCATTACATCAGAAGATTGGATTTCCTATAAAGAATCCATGAAAGGTGGAGGGCCAGGTTTTATCGCAGGTATAGAAATGAATGATGATGAAGCATATAAATTCTACAGACGAGGAGAAAAATTTAAAGGTTTTGTTCAGGATCCTAATGTTCAGAAAGAAGCACTAGCTATAGGTGGGGGTATAGCACTACCTATGATGATACCAGGTGGACAACCACTTGCTGCAGCGAATACTGTAAGAACAGGAATGAGCTTGATGAACTTAATACGAAAGTTTCCAGCTCTTTCTCGAATTTTTGCTAGTGGAGCAGGAGAAACAGGAGGTGCTTATCTTGGTGGAGAAAGAGATGCCACAGACTTAGGACTGTATGCTGCACGTGGAGTAGCAGGACAAACTCTCGGAGAAGGACTTGTCAAGGTTGGTACAAAAATATTTACAAGTAAAGGTGATCTTCATAAAGGTGCAGAAGAGGCAATAGAGCAAATAACTGCTAAAGGTGGTGTCGTAACACCAGGTCTTGCATCTAAACATAAAATCATAGACACGTTAGAAAATATTGCAGATAGTGCTATCATAGGATCAACAAAGATAAACAGAACAAGAGAAGATGCAGTTAATATAGCATCAGATAATCTGATTAACTTTGTTTCTGGACTTACAAAAACAGCAGATGATGATATTATATCAGCCGTTGTAAAAGAAGTTCTTGAAGAAGGGGATTCTGCTTGGAGAGTGAGTACAGATTCTGCCTATAAAGCGATTGATGCAAGTATTGTAAAAAATGCTCAAAAAATTAAAAATTTATTCTATGCTGGTAAGGGAAAAGTAGTTCCTACAAATGTTAATGTCAAAGACCTTAAGTTTGTTAATATAGCAAAATTTAAAAAAACAGCAGAGGATATGTTGGGACTTGATGTTCTTGATCCTAGACGTAATCAAATGATTAAAAAAATCCTTAAGCTTGACGATAATATTAGTTTTGCTTTAGCTTCTAATTTACGTTCTGAACTCATAGAGCAAGGAGGAGCATATCTCACTAAAGGAACAACAACATCTAAAAAATTAAGGGGTACAGCAAAAACTCTTGCAGGAAGTTTAGACAACTCAATGGAAACTGCAGCGAGAAATTTAGATGAAGAAACTTTAGGAGTATGGAGAACAGCCAATAAACTGTATAAAGATGGAGCAAAAGTTTGGAATGACAAATTCATAATTCAATTAACGAAAGCTGATCCTGATGATGTCTTTAAT